AGACATTGCTGCTGATGGGACTAAGCTAGATAACCACGTTGCTTCAGGCTCTGTTCACTTTACTGTTGCATCAATTGACCATGGCAGCATTGCAGGACTAGCTGACAATGATCACCCTCAATATGTTCTAAGTGCAACTAATCAATCACTTAGTAGTCTTGTAACTAACCACATTGCTTCAGGATCTGTTCACTTTACTGAAGCATCAATCCACCATGGTAGCATTGCAGGACTCGGAGACGATGACCACACTCAATACGTGCTAGCCACAGGGGCTAGAAGCATGAATAGCTTGAGTGTGACAGGGAACATTGCTGTCACAGGAACTGTAGATGGTCGTGACATCGCTGCTGACGGAACTAAACTAGACAACCACGTTGCTTCCGGCTCTGTTCACTTTACCGTCGCATCAATCGACCATGGTAGCGTCGCAGGCTTAGGTGATGACGATCACACTCAATACCTAAGAGCAGATGGCACTAGAGCCCTAACAGGCAACATTAGCGCAGGAACTAACAGAATCACAAACCTCGGAGATCCAGTAGGAACTCAAGATGCTGTAACTGCTTCTTGGGCTCTAACAAGCTTCCCACTTCTTGCACAAAACTTACTTGATCTTCCTAACCATGCCACAGCTAGAGATAATCTTGGATTGTCAGGAATGGCAACTGTAGCTGATGCTCCCGCAAACGGCAACACTTACGGAAGAAAAGATAACGCTTGGACTCAAGTTGATCACGGAAGTATTGATGGTTTGGATGATGACGACCACACTCAATATGTTCTAGCTACAGGTGCGCGAGATATCACGGGTAACCAACGGATTGATGGTGCCCTAGATGTAGGCAACCTATCTGCTACATGGGAGAACATGGCTTTAGATGTTGTTTGGGACCACTTACTCCCCCATGACCAGAACGGTAACTGGACAGCTAGCGTGGCTAACGGTGGAGCTACTTACCAACAAAACCAAGGACAGTCAGGAGGGATCTGTGAAGGTGTTGATATTCAAGGCGTTATGACTGCGAGTAACAATACTGGAACAGCGTCCACTGCTGGTGCGACTAAATATCACACCAACTTATCTACCTACTTGATCGCGGGGACCACCCATTATTTTAGATGCACTGCGAACAGAGCTACAAACATTAAAGTTAGATTTGGTGTTTGTAACGATGCTTTAGGAGCAACAGCTACTCCAAACAATGGAGCTTACTTTGAATTTGCTCCTGCAACCGATACAGATATTCAAGTCGTCACCGCAGCAGGTGGAACAAGAACCACGACATCAACCAGCCTAGCAGGGACCACATTTGCTGGGACCTTTAGATGGTATGCTATAAAGGTTACTGATGAAGGTGGTGGAGCTATCGGTATTGGTTTCTATGACTGCACTAATGGCGGAACCCTACTAGCAAAGCATACGACAAATATCCCAGCGTCTGGTGCTAACCGAGCTATGAGAGCATTTATCCAAGCTATAGGTGCTGGTCAAACCTATGGCTCAATGTGGTTAGACATTTATGGAGTCTATATTGCTGACTGGCTACCACAAAACTTTGTTCACTAATTAAGCTTATAACCACGCTTCATGAGCGTGATAAGTCTAGTGAAGAAGAGATCCTGAAAGATCAGCAGTTCGTGAATAACGTTCTGCAAGCTCTTCAGGTTCTCTTCCGTGAACTGCTTGTTCTTGGTCAACGTTGATAGCTGATTAGTGATTTCTTCTAATCGAATCACTTCTGTATCAGTTAGTTGGCCCGCTTTCTTCTCTAGCTCCGATGGTGTATTCATGCTTAATTACCTCGTATCCTTCCTTCTTGTAGGTGGTTAGTCGCTTCTTAAAATGATCTTGAAGGTAGCGAACATTCGTTGATCCGAAATCACAAACATAAACCGTTGGTTTAGTTTCGTGCGTGCGTAGGGCGCGACCGAGAGCTTGAATTGTAGCGATCTCGCTCTTCAATTCTCTAATATTGTAAAAGTGTGTGATCTCGTCAATGCTGATTCCTGTTTGTAACACTCGTGTCCCAATCAGGATACCATTCTTAGATTTTAAGAACTTATTGATCGACTCATACCGATCAGATAGCTGATCCTTACCCTCGATAGTAAAAACATCTAGTCCCGCCTTCTCTAGAGCTTTTTTAGTTCGACTTAGGTGCTCAAGAGATTTGACGAGGACTAGATGTTTTTGTGATTGCCCAAGATGTATGTTGTCTCTAATTAGCTCTACAAGATATCTTTCTTTCTCTTCGTCTCCGACAACATATTCATCGTAGACATCGTTATAGCTCGTATACCAGGAATCTTCAAGAGTTTGTTCAGAATATTTGAAATTAATTGTCTTGATGATTGGCTTGGTTAGATTGCCTTCCTCAATCAGTTCCTGAACAGAAACAACCTCATGGATAGGTCCTATGGCAGACTTCAGGTTTAGGAGTGGATACTTGTCCTTGGGTGGGGTGGCCGTAAATCCAAATCTGAACTCTGCTTCTGGGAAAGCACTGATTGCTGCTAGTGTGACCTTACCTGTGCAGAACTCGTGGACCTCATCTACCATCAGGACTTTGGACTCAGTGACATAGGGATCAATGATATTCTTGATGCTTTGGACAGTGGATAGCATCACACGCCCATGCTGAAATCCGTCTCCAAAGTTGATACCCAGACCCTCAATCCCACAGGACTTGAAGAACTCATAGCTCTGGGTCAGCAGATGCTTGCTGTTGAACAGGATGGTGATCATGGAGTCCGGGAAGCAGTTTACTAACTGCGCCATGATCAGAGTCTTCCCTGAGCCTGTAGGAGACTTCACAACCAATCGCTTGCGGTTTAGGGCCTCGGATACGCTTTCCTGCTGATAATCCCTTAGAGAGTAATTCTCGACCGGCAGAAGGCTTGGTGTGGGAGCATCGGACTCAAACCACTCTAACTCATACTTGATACCTAGCTTGTTGAGGGACAAACAAACATCTTCTAACAGTCCGGTGCTAAATACTCCTTTAGGGCTAACGAAGTATTTCTTGCCGTCCCACCCGCGCCCGCGACGGACATAGCTAGCCCCAGGATATTGGGCGCTGTAATGATGCTGCAATGCTTTTAGCAGTTCATCATTATTTGTTATGATTTGTGTCTTTAATTTACCAATTTTTAGCAGCATGGCGCTGCTATTATAGCTATAAAGGTGAAGTTATGTCAGAAGTAAAGCATATTACCCCAGATTTAGATAATCAAAACGTCGATGACTTAGTAAGTAACATCTTAGGTGGTATTCCAAAGGTAGAATACTCTGAGGTTAAGCTGCCAAGTTTAGCAACTGCTCTATACGGTTTAGAGACTCCTTACCTGCACGTAAGGCCAATGACCTTTGCGGACGAGAAGGCCGTCGCCGCAGCTAAAAAGAAGGAAGGCATGGATATTCTACTCTCTAGGTGTGTTGAAGAGAATATTAATCCTAAAAATTTATTAATGCAAGATAAGCTAGCAATCCTTTTCCATTTAAGAGCTATTTCTGTTGGAAATGAATATAGTTTTAACATTACTTGCAATCAGTGTGAATCAATAAACGAAAACGTAGTTGATATTATCAATACTTTCCCTTGCAAGTATGCAGAAGAGCCTGTCGAAAGGACAGTAAAGCTTAAATTACCAGAAAGTGGTAAGGAAGTTGTCATTAGAAGAGCATCATCTTCTGATCTAGAACAAGATCAGATGAAAATTCTAAATGAGCTTTGGAGATTCATGATTGAGATAGAGGGCATCACTAATGCTAAAGTAAGGGCTCAAGTAATTGACTACTTACCTAGAAAAGATGTTCATTTTATAATTAAGCATGTAACGCTATCCGATATTGGCATAGATCAAAAGTTCCTGTTTGTTTGCGCTAACTGTGGGCACCAAGAATTGGAGGAGCTAAAACTTACCAGTGATTTTTTTACAATGAAATAACAAGTAATTCTGCTTCACAAGAAAATTTATCTTTGGAGGCATATATACTTGTAAGACATTGTAGATTTACATATGCAGATGTAAAATCAATGACTCGTTTAGAAAGACTCTCTTTCTTAACTCACTTTAAGAAAGAAAAAGACGAAGAAAAACGTCAATTAGACAAATCTAAATCTAGGTAGGTTAACTATGAGTGATTATGACAACAATGGAGAGTGCATTACTATATTAAAAGTTAAAGGGCATATAACTTATATACCAGGTCGTTTAGGTAAAGATCTGCCTCCTTACTTTTCTTTATTTATAACTGCTATTAACTCAACTATATGCTCTAAGGTAGGATCAAAAGAATTTTATGGGGTTGATAACCCAACGAATGCCAAAACTAGGGTTTTTTCTTATTCTAAGTATACAAAATGCGGTAAGCCTTGCAGTGTTCGTAAAAAGTTGTCTGGTGAAATTTGTGCCAGACCTCATGTTTACTTTGAACAAGTCGCCTTAGACAATGGCGACTTTCTTTCAATTGGACAAGATGGTGAATCATCCGTTGTGACTAGAATTTGGCAAGTCTTAGAGGGGGCAGGTGGTCTATTTAATGGAAAAATTTTAACGAAGAAAAAAAATAATAATTGGCGTCCGCTAAATGATCCTTCTATAAATAAAGATCTACTCTTGTCATTGATTACAAAATTAGATAAGAGATTAGATGCTGTAATTAATTTTCCTGGGTGTTCAAAAGCAGATCTAGCATGTAAGACGTGTGAACTTATTGTGGATATAGTTTAACTAAGGTTTAAAAATGAGTTATTGCCAAACAGTAAATAAAGTATTCTTTTTGATGTCGTTTGATGATTTAACTACATCAACACTCGATGTAGTTTGGGATGTCACGCAAATTCGAAGTTGCTATGATACTGCTGTATCTACAGAAGTTTTTTGTGATAACGACGAAACTAATGACACTAGGGTAGTAGAATTTACTTTAGTAGAAAATTGTTATACTGCATGTGACCCAGAATGCAGCATCACAAGTTTAACCGTTTCTTCTGACTCAATAGGAATACCATTTACAATAAACCCAGTATCAGGAGGATCGACTGCTTACCCATCAAATGCTGGATGGAAGCAAATTTGGGATCTATTAGCTAATACAGTATCTTTACAACCAAATTCAAATATTTTTCCTTTAGAAAACACAATAAATTCTTTTGATTTTATTGATAACTTAGTAAGCTCTTTAGCAACTAAGATACCAAATTTAATTTTAAATTGCTCTTCTCCATCTGATCCTAAAACCTGTAGAACTTGTGATGATCCTTTAATAGCAGAAGCAAATGCTTCTCAAGGATCTGTAGCGATTTCTACACAAACAGTAGATAGAAATAATAGACCGAGCGTAGATAGCAGAGTTGCATTGAAAGTATTCTTCATGAATGATGGAGAATACATTGATCCTACAGAAATTGTAGATGTAACTATTTTTGATAGATCATCAATGCAAAACCCATCAACTATATTGGGAGCAGACGGATTACTTAAGGGAGAAGTAGCTTCAGGGCTAGCAAAAGCTTACTTTAAATCACCTATACTACCGGGTTGGCAAGATATTAGCGAGTATGTCGCAGGAGATTTAGGCTCTTCGGGCGTTTATAGAGTTCGTCAGGGTGAGTATATCGTAGTTCTTGATGGGGTCACAAATATCCCAGGACTTCACCCAATTTGGGGCAACGTAATTAATAACACCGCATCAGCTACAGGTGATTACATTGATGTATGGACAGTTAAATATCCAGCAGCTTCACTACCAAAAGTTGTTATAAACTCATTCTCACTATTCAACGATACTTTCTACAATTTAACCGAACCACTTCTTATAAAGTCTCATAATGAACTCATTACGAAGAAAGTGGTCTTGGGCAGTAAACAAGATATTAAGATAACCACTGAATTCACTGTAGAGAACAAGAACATTAACAGTTCAATAAGAAATCTGTTCAAGACAGCAGTAGCAATTAACCCGAAGATTAAGATTGAGAAGATTAATCAAGACCCGAACTTACCGGGCAGAACAACGATAGTAGACTTTACAGATGAACAAGACATTAGAGTTACTTCACAGAACACGTTCATCTACAATTGGAATACTGAACAACTAAGATATCACGCATCCATAGCAGCGGGGACGATCTCCGGGCTGCGTGGAATTTACGCTGTAACACTTAAATATAATTTGCTGAATGAAACCATTGTGGCACCACAAATGTATGTTCAACTAGTATAAAGGCGATAGTATAACTCACTTAAACCTGAAGACGCGGCGGTCTTAACGGCTGTCGCGTCTTCTTTTTGGTATAGCTCATTCCAGTCTTTCGCGCGTGGGCACGGGAGAAAACTAACCTTCTTGGATGGAATGCCTTGCCTCGTGATGAACTTAAAGTTGTCCATCATCGCCTGTTTCCCAGCCTCATCGTTATCCATAGACAACAGGATCGCGCCACCAAATTCACGAAGCTGTCGTGCCTGCCTCTTGGAGATTCTCGCCCCCATGATAGCTGTGGCATTTACACCGCAATCCTGGAGCGTAGCAGCGTCCACAGGGCCTTCCGTGACGACCACCCTCTCTTGGGACCAATCGAACGGGTAGAGGATCTCAGAGGCTCTCACGGCGCTGTGGTTGAGATACTTCGGAGACATGGATGGGAGGAAGGAGCGACCCTGGAAGTAGAAGATATGATTGTCTGCATAGAAGGGGATCAGAATCCTTCCTGCATAGCGACCTTCTACAGATGCGAACCAAGGTCTGTTCTCGTCAAATGCAATCCGATCTAGCTTGCGATCGAAGATGACATCTCCAATGTATTTGAACGTCTCAGGAGCGTCTACGAAGTGATGAAGCTCAAGACACTTGAACTCTTCCTTGAACTCGTCAATTGAGTAGAAGATCTTCTGTGCAGGTTCAAGCGGGGTCTCCTCCTCGTGGATACTCTTGATGCTATCGAAGATGACATTCGCTCGCGCACGCTCGTATGTGCAACCTTCGACGGAAGCGACAAGCTGAATAAAGTTACCACGCTTCCCAGACTTGAAGCATTGCCAAAGCCCAGTGTCAGTGTTGACTGACATGTGCATTTTATAGTCTGGTGCAAAGATCGAGTTGATAGTTATCTCACGCCCGCCCGAGACATACTTTAGGTTAGGCTCGAAGTTTTTCTTCAAAAATTCTATAATTAGACTGGGAGAAATCATATGACGTTCCTATCAACAATCTCAAATAGCAAAAGTGACATTATAGATCAGTGTCTTCTGAAGTTCCATTATAGATATAATGAGAGGCTCAAAGGCAAGAGCGCAAATGAAGAACCCTTGAACTACGGTAGCTACATCCACAAGATTTTCGAAGACGGTGTGAACTACACCAAGGTCGAAGACTTGCATCGGCTGTCTAACATGCTGATGGAGGAGTATCATGTCACACCCAAGCGGAAGAAGGATACCGACAAGTGTATTAACAACTTTCTCAGATTCAACAGCAATCTCAAGGGTGAGACGGTTTCTTGCGAGCTTCACAGCAAGATCGAGCTAGCCGAGGGGATGCAATATGAGTTTGTCATCGACCGCATCATCAAGGGGCCGGAGGGCGGCTACCTCATCATAGACTACAAGACCTCAAAACGAGAGAAGACCAAGGTAGAACTTTTTAACGACAATCAGCTACGCGGCTACGCTTACGCAGTTAACAAGCTGTATGACGTTCCGTTTGGCAAGATTACATGTGCCCACTACTATCCCCTAACTAATAATCTGGTGACGGTCAGATACTCAGCATCACAGATCTTCGAGTGGAAGAAGCGCCAGATCAATAAAGTCTGGAGAATTCGCAAGATGAAGAAGACCGAGTTCGTTCCAATGGAGAACGAGTTCTGTAACTGGTGTGAATACAAGAACGGCTATTGCCCGAAGTTCAACGACCCACACACTGTGAAGCACTGCATCAACGAAGAGAAAGAAGCTAAGAAATGAATGGAGAATATATCTCTATATCAATAGATTCAAAAAAATCTATAATAATTTCTTTCTTATAACGTCCCTTATTAGTTAAATAATTAATGAGGGACGTTTTCTTTATTGGTTTCTGATTCTTCATGGCCTGAAGAATCTTTAGTTGAAAAAGTTTAACTAATCTCTCGGAGTAGAGATGCTTCCAATCTTCTCTGAATTTAAAGCTTAAAGTGTATTCTATTAAATCATAGAACTCTAATATGCTTATCTTTATGTCGTTATCATACATACCTATACCTAAAAACACCAAGGCTTCAAGCATTCCTTAGCCTGACCAAGCTTAAATAAGCTTTATAGCGAGATTTTTTCGAAAATGAGTGATCTACTAAAAAATTTTTCTTCAGCAATGAACGATATTGGACTTCGTAGTCAAGTATCTAGGAAAAGAGTAGTTAGTAGTTTTGGTATCAAACCTGGTTCTGTATACACATTTTTCTACGAAGGCAAGCAAGTTGTATTTTACGTAGTTCAAACTAACAGAGCACCACAAGCAGTTTATATTTCTAATCAAGGAAATAAGCTAGTCACTGGATTTAAAACTGAATTTAACCCAGAAGAAACTAATGAATCCTTAAAGCTATTAGTTAAGAATTTATTTTCTAGTAGAAGAACAGCTAAATATAGTAAGGCTACAGAAAGAGCTATTGCTGCTAAAGATCCTGTAGATAACAGAACCATTAGAGACTTAGGTAATGGGAAGTCTGGGGATAATATCCCACCCAGTAGAACTAAAACCTTAATTGCTGTCGCAGGAATACAGAACTTTAGAACTTATAACTTCAAAAAGATGTCTAATATTTATCAAATTATATTAAATAAGCAGGGATAACATGGACGATAGAAAAGCAAGTGACCTAATAGAAGAGCTTAGAAAAGGCAGAGACCAGAGTAAAAGCGTTACAGAGGAATTAACTGATATTAACAGTTTTCTAAAACAACAAACAGCTTATCTTCGTTTAAATACTAGAGCATCTGAAGTTTTAGGAATAAGCTTAAAAACTAGTCAGACTAGTATGAAAAGCTTATCGGCAGGGTTCGGTGCGATAGATAATGAACTTCAACAATTAAAACAAAATTTTAGTGATTTATTTACGACTAACGTTGCTCAAGTTGCTGGTAATAAATTTGCTAGTGCAGCAATGAAAGAGCTTGGTGGAGATTTAAAAGCCCTTGTCCCAGTAACAACAGCTAATACTGTTCGATTAGCTTTATTCCAAGCTGGGTTAGAGAGAAACTCTGAAAGTTTATCCCTGTTTTTAGCTAGATCAGAGATTCTTGGAGAGAATCTAGAGCAAGTTACTTTTAATCTTAGAGGACTAAAAAATAACTTAGGGCTAAATGATAAAACCCAAGTTATGCTTATTGACGCAGTTTCTACTGCTGCGGGAACTTATAAAACTTCTAGTGAAAGTGTTTTAAGAGGCTTACTATCCTTATCCAATGTTTTAGCTGTAACTAATACCCGAGTTAACCCAGAGACAGCTAGACTTATTACGTTGGTCCAAGGTATGGTTGATAGGGTAGCCCCTGACGCTCTACAAACAGCACTAGAGCCCTTACTTACCAGAGGCCCTGAATCTATTAGACTTGCAGGAGCCCTTGGGGTAGGGGCTGAACTACAAAGACTTCAGGCAGGTGTGGGTAGTCAAGCAGAACAAGTAGAAAACCTTCAAAAGATACTGAAAGCTTTTGTGTCTTTCCGTGACCAGTTTGTTAGTGGAGATGTTCAATCTAATATTCTTACGTCTGATTTGATAGAGAAAGTAACACTTCTTAATTTAAATCAAATAGAAACTTTAAGAATAGCTGAACAATCTATACAACAAAACAAAAATAATATTGAAAAAATTGCTTCTATAAACGACGCTCAACTCAGTGTTGAGAAGCTAATGAAACATTTGTTCGATGGGTTCTCGGTATTAAAAAATGGTATATTCCTATATCTAGAAAGATTAGTCGATAAGTGGGGGCCAGAAGCCTTGAGTAAACTAGGTTTAATTGCTGCTGCTGTAGGAGTAGTTGTCGCGGGTTTAGCGGCTGTATCCTTGGCTTTAGCTCCGATAGCTCTCCTAGTTGGTCCTTTACTTACAATAGCTGCTGGTTTACTGGCTATGGCAACTTCTGTGGTAACTTTAGCCTTTCAAAATCCAGGTCTAATTGCTCTAGGCTCTCTGGTGAGTGCGTTCACTCCAGCAGGAGGGATTCAATCCTTGATGAGCCAATTGTGGCAACAGATCACAGGCTTTATGACGACTTATATGAGTATTAGTAAAGCACAGATTGATAAATTTGTAGCTGATGCTACGACATATATTACGTCTATTCTCCCTCCTGGTTTGGTAAGTGGGGATTGGTTTAAAATGATAAGAGACACAGTAACTGATTTAGAAAAAAGTATAGTTGATGCCCTCGCACCAATAGCTCAAGATACAGATGTTTTAGCGAATGATGTTAGACAACAAAAATTTTCTGATTTAGAGAATGAAGCCAGGAGATACTCTATGTCTCATGCTAAGATTCTATCTGAGATAATCAAAAAGTCTAACAGAGACTTAAGTGTTGACATGACCGCTGAAAATGCTAGGTATGAGATGGTTAAACAGAATCTTTATTTACGAACTATAGCTGAACAGTTAGAAAGACAATCTGATCTAATGATGGATACCAAGTTCAGATGGAATAACGCTAAATCAGGAGATGGATCAAAATGACAGCTTACGGCGATAAAGAAATCAGAGATAGGCAATTACATAAGAAAGGCTGGATAGAGTTTATCTTCCCAGAGAAAGGCAAGAGTAACTCTAAAAGTATTACTAGCAGTAATAAAATTAAAATGCCTTTTTATGAAAACCCTACCATCATCGAAATGAAATCAAGTAGACTTTCTACTTATAAATTAATAGGAAGAAACAGTGATTTATATTCATATCTAGGAGCAGATTCTAGACAATTTGAATTGCAGTTTAGCTTCACTCTACCACACTTATTTCATTTTTTAGAAAGTTTTCCTAAAGCATTACCAAAACAAAATCGCAAGTTTACTTTCTTAGGTAATGATAGAAAACTTAATCAGATATCTGAACCTTCTTTGTTAGACATTTTTGATGAAGCTGATAGGCTAGGTTTAGCTAGAAAAAATACAACAGCAGAACCTGAAGTAATCTCTGATACTTTTGAAGAAATTGGTCCACTAAAAGCAAGACAATCTATTAAAAACTTTGAAGAGAGATTTTTAGACTTTAGAGACTTAAATAGTGATCCACAAGGTGTTAGAGGGGCCTACCTATTTTTTATAAATTTAGTTAGATCTAGCGTAATAGGAAGTGAAGAAATTGGTTTAGGACCTCCAATCCTTAGATTGAATTTTGGAGCTATGTATAAAGACATTCCGTGTATTGTCACCAAATACAATATTGAAATGGATGATAATTCAGGGTATGATACTGTAACACTACTACCAAGAAGAGTTAAAATTAATCTTAGTATGAATGAAGTTAGAGTGGGAGATTTCACATACCATAACCCAAAAAACAAGGGAGTCGCAGACGACAATATCCCAACTTGGGAGTCTTTATTTAGGGCAGGAACTCTAGACCCTAGAGCTTAAAACATATAGGAGAATATGAAAAATGATGCACTATGCAATGGGATCTGAGACTGTTTTCCATAAAGGAGTAACTCTAAAAACCATAGTTGGGAATACTCAAGCAGATAAGTTAGTTCAAAAATTTAATGAACAAGAAAAAACCACTTATACAAAAGTGCCTACAGGACTTGAACATAGACCTGATCTGCTAGCTAATCAACTATATGGAGATCCCGATCAAATATGGTTAGTGTGTTTATCATCTAATAGATTCGATGTTTTCGAAGATTTTGATTCCGGCTCTATAATAGAATTACTGTAAAATGAATTCTTTAAATCCAACTCCTGGGCCGTGCATCTTAATAACAGATAACCCAGACATAGCAACTGCTTTTAATGATGAGAAAGTTACTGAGGCGGCAGGTAAAGGGACTGCTTCGGTGGCTTATCTAATTAGCCGTATTAGAGATACTTACCCACAAAGCTCTTTATTTCTTAGTAATCAAAACACAGGTTTCCTGTCATTAGATGTTGAGTGCATGGCAAACTCTTCTCCAAGAGCAACCATTACAGCATTTGAAACTTCTGAATTTTTTGAACTAAACATTTTAAGATCTGCAATAGCAAATCTTTTAGAGAAAAAAAATAGCGTAGCAGGGTTAAGACCAATTATTGGCCCAACTAGAATTTTTTACATAGCTTTTGGCTCTGGAGACGAATTAAATTATTGGTCGTCTTTTTCAGGATATAGACTCATAGGCGCGGAAAGTTTTGATAATTTTGATGAAGCTAGACGCATCACTTTAGAGTTTGCTGCTGGATTTAGTTTATCAGACTTTTCGACTGATGCAATAAGCACTTTTGCTAATCCTGCCTTAATTAGAGAAGGTTATATTGCAGTATTTGATAAATTTAATAAGAAAGGTTCTGGCGGCGAGGATTTCGCTCCGATAAGCGTTTATGCAGCAGCTAACCCAAATATCAAAGCTAGAAGGGACTATAGAAACAAAAATTTACCATTTTATCTTGCATCAATAGAAAATGTTATTGATAAAGCTCTTCAAGTAATTTTTGATACAGATAATATTTTTATTATAAATTATAAAGAGCCTTACCCTTTAATTCAGCGTATTATATTAGAAAATACTGTTCCAATTACTTTAGAAGCTGAATTTTCTAATATTTTAAATTTATCTGAGTTACCAAGAGCAGGTTCTTTACAATTACAAAAATTTAGAGCATTTAATAAAATTTTAGAAAATATAGCATCAATTTTTAATTTCAATCTTACTCCTGGTATCAAATCGCCTTCTAAACAAATTAGAACTTTACAAGAAATCATAAGCACTGACGATTTAAATTACACATTAGAAAGTCTGAAAACTTTAGGATTTTCTTTAAATACAGACATAGAGGGCGGAGTAAGCAAAGTTGAGATTGATAGAATATTAAAAAGCTTTCAGGACGGATACAATAAGCTATTAGGGACTGATAGTTACTCTTACATAAGAGAATCCGACTTGAGTGTTTTAGCAGCAGCAGACGAAGCTTTAACTAAGCAATTTGGAAAAAGCTTTTTTGATAGACGTAAACCTTTAGTAATTTTTGGGCCAAAGGAATTAATATCTAATTATTTTTACGGTTTAAGCTATAAAACAAATTTAACATCTGATTTTAGCGAGTCCTCAGAACAAGTAAAAAAAGTAAACCAAAAAAACTTTGAGACAGTTTTTAACTTATACAATAGCCAAAATTTGAATGATAAGACATTAATTAAATTACTAGAAGGTCAAGAGGACTTAAAACAAAAATTTAATAATGTAATTAAAAATAATAACTATCCAATATTTAAACATAATATGCAAAATAGTAATGTTCTATCTTTGAAAATATCAGATAATAGAGCTTACTTATTGTTACTGTCCCAAGCTTATTCAGTATTAAGTGCTTATGCTTCTATTAAAACAACTTTATTAAAAGATCCTGCTTTAGAGTTAGAGTCTCAACTAGAGCGAGACACAGATGCTGTTATAAGAAATAAAGGAGTCCAAGACCTTATTGCTTATGGTCAAGGACCTCCAACGCCAGACGTAGCTGATATTCTTGAAGTAGAAGGGGTTTACAAAGCACTCGATAAAGTATATGAAAAACTTAAAGAGACAAAGAAAGGAACTTTTATCTATAGACTGGCATCAGCTACGAATAAAGAAAGACTAGATATTCTTTTGAACGAGGTCGGGGAATATAGCCCCTACATTGATTTCATAATAACATCTACCTTCCTAGGTAGACCGGCACCAAGCAGTGAACAATTAGATGCAATAAAATCAGAATTATTTAGTAAACAGATATCAATAGAAAGAAAACTTGAATTATTGAAAAGTGATAGAGGGTTTAGTGAAGAGTTATTAAAACAAGAGGCAAAAGCCTTTATTGATTCAAGACTACAGACGTATGGTCTTATACGGAGACTGGAGGATGGTTATGCTTCAGATCCTATAGCATTTTTCTCTGATCAATTAGATGTATTAGATAAACACTTATTTCAAGTTGAAATAGAAACTTTACCATTCTTTGCTATATCAAATTTTAGTTTCTTATTAAGTCCTTGTTTCTTATTCTCTCAAAGACCTCCATTTATTGGAGATAGAAAAACTAGGAATCCACTAGACTCTATTAGTGGAGGCTATTATATTACAGGTTATCACCACACAATAGACCAGAATAAAGTTGTTAGTAGATTTGTATTGTTTTCACTTCAGACTAAAGATATAAATGAAGATGATAAGTTAGGAGGCTAAAAATGAAATTATTAACAGCAAGTGTCATTAGTAATACTGATATTTACCAAGCTGGTAGATTCATTGTTAGCTCAACATCATTTACTGGTCCTAGATCTTGTATTTACACAAGCCCATTCGGTGGTTTACATAATCCAATAGATGGACAAAAAGCTGGATTTTTTGCTATACCTAGCATTGGACAGACTGTATTAATAGCACAAACCGATGACGTAGGAGGAGATAACTACTACTTAATTAGTGTTGTCCACGACATCGACACTAGATCAGACGGAGACTCAATCCCAGCCGTAGCCCGGTCAGGGCCTGTCCCTAAAGAACTTTATGATCTATATCCGGGATCACCTCAAAAAGTTGTAATTAGAGACGCTTATTCTAATCGTCTAGTCCTCTCGCACGCTTACGCGCCCGAGAAGAATAAAGAAGTGAATAGAGCCGAGTTGATTGGATCAAAAGGAAAGAAGCTTAGTTTAGATGAAAGTCCGTTAGTTAATAGAATTAGCTTAGAGAATGAGTATAGAGACGGGTTTTATCTTACGTCAGACATCTCACCGATTTCCCCAGACATGGGAGAAAGGCATATGATCCTCAGAACTGTGGGGATGATGCAGCATCTGAGTGAATTAGGAATAGAAATGATAGTAACTGAAGGCACTGAATTAACTATTTCTAATGAATCAACTGGTATAAATTCTGGTGGTGCCGCTGCCTTTGGTAATGTTAATCTAAGATCAAAGTTTAAAGATATTAACATAACTTCTGATGGAGAGACTGGTAATATCTTAATTAGGTCATTAGGTTCTGATGGAGTAATTCAACTTAATTCTAATGGAGATATAATTATAAAAACACCTTCAGATAAAAATGTATACATTGAGAGTGGTAATATTAACATAAAAGCCGAAGAAACTCTTAATCTTGAAGCACAGAACGTATATATTAAAGGCAATAATGCTACGACAATTTCAGGTGGCGGATCTTCGGTTTTAGATTTAACACCTTCGGACGCGAGTCTAGGAGGAACTTTAGTTAATCTAGCACCGCCTACTCCCCTACAGGCACCAAACGGAGCCGAAACTCGAACAGCAATTCAGAATGATTACGGAGAATAATGGCAAACTTTGATATAAACTTATTTGCAAGTGTAGTAGGAAGAGACGGTAATCTTCTAGACTCAATACAAACAAGTTTTGGCTTCCCTTCATGCTTGAAGCAGCTAACTGCTGAAGCAGTCGCGTTGATACCAAGATCTGTTCTAAATCAAGTTTTAGGGTCGGGAGAGTCAGCCGAGGCTAAGGCTGATTCTGCGCTAGCATCAATCTATAACACTTTTTCTTTCCGTAGTGGCGTAGTTAGTTATGTAACTAAAGATGGTCGAATACAGTTCGAGTCTAATAGTTCTGATTTGCTTGCAAATACGGATGCTAAGGAAGAAGTAAGAGAAACTAACGCATTCCTAGATTTATTAAATGGCCTTGACGCAGCAGCCCAAGTTGGAGGCAACCTCTACAGAAACATTGAATCCCAATATCAGAGACTTCAATCTATTAAGCAATGCCTAGAAAAGTTTAAAAATATTCAACGCTTCAAAAATGGATTGGGCGCAGATGAGGCTGCGGCTAACCTTACGAATGAACAATACGACTCTCAAGTTGCAGCGGCTTACAGTAGATACTCCGCTCAAGTAAGTGCTATTGTGGCTGAAGCAGCAGCAATAAGTAATGTTGTATCGGTTATACGAACTGAGATAGCCAGAAGAGAGCTAGACCCAGATGCAGAACCAGAAATAGATGCAAGATTTGCTAACTTAGTCTCAGGAACAAGTTTCAGAGTGCAATCAACTGACGAGGATGATACAGGAGAGGAAATCATCAGGCTAGTTTATGGGCCACCAGAGACAACTAATGGTAGATATATCCTAACTACAGACGGACTCTATTATAATTCACAAACGGACAACGAGCTAGAGCCAGTCTTACTATTTATATCAGATACTAGTGCATCAATAGGGGAAGCAGAAAAGTGGAAGTTTAACTTCCCTCCAAATGTTGGAGGGAAAGGTGACCAAATAAACTCAAAAACTTTTAATAAGTGGATAAATACTGTCTTTGATGAAAATATAATTGATGATTCTGAGGATCTACAAGAGCACTACAATAGAGATCATTTTTTACAAGTTTTAGACGGACAAAAAGAAAAAAGAATATTAGATATAAACAAACAAATTGATAATCTGATAGAATCAGAAGCATCTCTTTCAATAATAGAAAATTTTAAACAAAGTTTATTAAGTGAAGTTGCTTATCACAATAGTAAAATAAACAGAAGGAAAAAGCAAATAGAAATTGCTTTCAGAGCTCCTACAATTTTTGGAAGAGGCACAAGCCCCGCGCCTGGGAAAGTTCCAATTAATGATTTCTCTTATCTACAAGATTGTAATATTTCTCTGTCTTTGAATACACAAAAAAACTTAATCTTGAATCAAGAGGATGTTTCCGGTGTAGTCTTACCATTGAAGCCAACATTTGTAGTTAGCAAGTCCCCAGACGCCACCGAGACGATCGAACACCTGATAGTTCCTGAAGTGGGCATTGGTGGAATAATCATTGATGATAGAGATCCCAATGACTCTAGTAGCTTGGAACTTGCCATAAGTGATGTAGTGACTACTGATAACTTAATATCAGTTTACAACTTTTTAAATAGTAAAACAACAATACCGAGCTCTCTTGATTTTAATGTTTTAAACTGTAAGACCACAGATGATTACAATAATGCTCAACTAGTAGCACCTAATGCTGAATTTGTTTTCGGTAAATCTGATCAAGCCTCTTTTGGCTTTGGGTATGGACTAGGGGCAGCATATTTAGAAGGTATAACTAGAAACTATGGAATCTACCCTTCAGCTCTAGGTAGTTATGTAAAATTACCAGACACTGAAGAATACCAGGACTGGCTATACTCTAAATCAGGGGCAACCTTTGATACTTGGGTCTATGCTCCGTATTTAACCTTTGATGCCTCCTGGGACGATGGTCTAGATACCTCAAGTCTTTACAGACTAATCCTTGCTTGCGAAAATACTGGATCACTTTCTTCAGTAACCAGATCTCCCTCGGAAGATATACTTAATGTTGGTTATACCGATGGATCTGATTTTACTAAAGGTCTAATCATGGGCTTCACCCGAGACCTTAGATGGAGAGGTCAGTCTGGACCTACTAACGATGGCAGCCTACAGAAAGGCGAGGATGGAGGCTTTATATTAGCACCTACAATCGGATACGACTCTTCTTCAGTCGCTTTCATAGCAAAAGCAAAAGCCCAAAATACCTGTTTGAACACTTCAGGTTGGTTAGGCATGTATGTTCCTTTAACTACACAGACAGATTCAGGTAAAACTTTAGAAGATTGCTCAAAGGGTTTCTGCCAGCTATCTCTTACCTTCAACTATAAGACTGATACCGTTAGTTTATTTTTAGATTCTGAGCTTTTATCTACGTCTTCTATATCACAAGTTTTTGGATCTTCTCCAACAAAACCAATTAATTTACCAACATTTAAAAAACAAAATAGCTTTGAATACTCCCAAGATACTGTTGGATATTTAGCTCCTGCATCTCTAAAAACTGGCCCAAGGCTGAACAGCTACTTTACTCCATGGATTCTAGGCGGAGGTTACACAGACGGAATGTCTAAGACTGGTAACTTCATGGGCGGAGATTACGGAGGAGTTCGCAGTGGTTTACGAGGATTCTTAGGTAGCACAAAGTTTTATAGTAAACCGCTAACTCAAAAAGAATTAAGTTTTAATTATTCAGTTCAAAGTAAATTATACAAGAACCTAGATGGCGTAAATAATGAATATAATATCATTATCGCAATCGGCCAGAGCAACATTGACGGAGTGTCAGCAACTTATGAAGACCCAGGAGTTCCTGAAAGATTCAGAAGAGCCCAAGCAAGAACTAAGATCTGGATGCCTGAGAGCTTCTTAGCCAGCGCAGGAACTTGGGAATACTTAGACCCAGTAAATATCTCGAACCAAAGCTATGGTGGATATAACACAACTAGGTATGAGCTTTATGGTAGTCCTGAACCGATTGATCCTCAATTCCGATTTAACTTCTATTCCCATAGATATTATGATCCCGTCATGCAATTTATGCAGAGAATGGCAGATGACCTTAATGACGATGTATATCTCATCAAGAATACTAAGGGAGGAACATCAATGCTTAGTGGACTACCTTCACCAGTTGACCTACTCTCTTGGACTAGAAATACCACATTACCAGGATTCCAAGGTTATGATTTATACTCCACTCTGAAGCTTGATACTTCAGCAGCTATCTCTGCTTTGAGAGGGCCTTCCTACGCTAAGGTTACAGTTAAGGCTATCTTGATGATGCAAGGTGAATTTGAATCAGGCAACTCAACGTTCCCGGGCACGCCTTACACTAATCCTGGAGACATGGCTCAGGAGTGGGATCAGTGCTTCACCGAACTCTTATACCCCAGACTCCAACAAGATATTAAGGAAAGCCTCGGAACACCAGACGCCCCGGACATCCCTGTAATCTTTACAAAAGTCCATAGTGAGCTAGAGTCTGTGTCATTCCCGTATGTTTCGGACGTTCAAACACAACAAGAGACAGCAGCAGCTAGAGCAGAACTTAATGCTTATTTAGTTGATGTTGATGGATTAAGCTTCACTGACGGAACTAGAGTCCACTTTAATGCTGAATCTCTGACAACTATTGGGAATAAACTTTACGACAAGTATAAAGAGATTACTGAGTAAATCTTGAATATATATTGACTAGAGGTATCAAATGTTTAATCTAGGAGAACAAGAAGTTGTCAGAGGAACTATCCCATCTAATGAAATTTTAGCTGGTATTAGACGAAAATCAAATAGTAAACGTCTTGGTCTTAAATTTCCTTTTGAAAATACACTGAATGGTTACTTCTCAAAGATGGCAGATACCGCCGTCGTAAAGTCTAATCTTAGGCAGTTGATAATGACGGAGCCAGGAGAGAGGTTAATGCTGCCTGATTACGGGTGTCCTCTAAGATCTTTGCTATTCTTGCCTCTAGATGATGACCTTATCTCTGAAATGAGAGAGAGAATTTTTTTCTCAGTAAACACTTATTTACCGACTGTAGAAATTTTAAGATTAGATGTTGAAGGATTAGATGAGTTTGCATCTAACGGCGTGCCTACTATTAAAATTACTTTAGTATGTAAGATTCGAGACTCTATTGATTCTATCTTTGATGTGAGTGTAGTATTATGAACTTTGATGGAACAGTCGGCTCAGATTTCCTAAAAGCCGTAAGATACCCAGAAGAACGAAAGCAAAGTCTCATAGACTTTGCTGGCTCAGACTTCACTACTCTTAGGCTAAATTTAATTGATTATATCAAAGCAGTTTACCCATTAGATTATAACAATTTTGTTGAATCTGATTTAGGTATGATGCTCGTAGATTTAGTCGCTTATGTCGGGGCTATGACCTCTATGAAAGCAGACTACTTAGCTAATGAGAACTATTTGAGGACAGCAAAGAATAGAAATAATGTTAAAAAACTATTAGAACTCATAGGGATTCGATTAAAGGGACCAATAGCAGCAGCGGCTAACGCGACAATCTCCTTTGAGAATTCTCCTTATGCTCAAGCGGATGATGTCTTAGTAATAAATTTTGCAGACAGAATTGTCCAAATAGCTTCCCCAGAAGATGGAGCACCACTTACATACACGCTCTATAAAGTTACTAATGGCTTAGTTGATCTACCAAACGCTGAAGCCTCAATAACTCTAACTGAATCAGAGGGCGTAGGTTTTGATTATGATAATCCAGGGTCTGTGGTTATTCATGATAACTTAGTATTACTGGAAGGTGCTTTGGTTAGAAAAACTGGGACTTTTGGAAGCTTCACAGGCATAAAAACTGTAGCCCTGGATAGCAGCCCAGTCATAGAAGGGTCCATTGAAGTATTTATCAATGGCACTAACCAAACCAGTGGAGTCTATAGCAGAGTAGATAACATATACTTCGCCTCGGGCGGAGACGCTAAAATCTTCCAAGTTATCTCTGATGATGATTTTAAAGCCACTGTAGTGTTTGGCGATAACCTAATCGGGAGATCCCCAGCCCCAGGTGATAGCTATGTCATAACGTATCGAGTTGGTGGAGGGACAAGAGGTAACATTAATAAAGAAATCATCAATGCTCCTATACAACTAACTAATACAACTCAATCAACTACATCCAATGGAACACTAGAGAACTCTAGTAAAGCGACGGGAGGCTCTGACGCAGAAACAGTAGAGCACGCTAAGAAGTATGGACCGTTATCCTTCCGAAGACAGGATAGAGTAGTTACTCTACATGATTTTGATTCTTTTGTGAATAGCTTTATTTCTTCGTATGGCTCCATTGGTAAATCTGTTGCAGCCACGAGACGAGCTTATTCCTCTGCAAATATTATTGATGTTTACGTATTAGAGAAAGCATCTGATTTGCAAATGAGAAAAGCAACTCCAACTTTTAAGAAAGAACTAATAGATGCTATAGAACCAAAAAAGATGTTGACAGACGAGATAGTTGTAGTTGATGGTTTGATAAGAACCTTAGACTTAGTGGTGACCGCTAGAATAGATAGGGAGCTTAGAGAGAACTCTGAGATTATTAAACTAAAAATTAGAGACGCGATACTATCTTACTTTAATGTTGACAACAGAAGTTTTGGTCAATCATTTGAACCTGCTGATTTAGCTAGAGTTGTATTCCAAATACCTGAAGTAATATTCGCTTCGGTAGACAATTATCCAGAAACTGTCCTCATTGATTTCAATGAAATAATTCAGTTAAATAATCTAACCATTAACCTAGTGAGAGTTTGATGACATCACAAAGATTTACTACAAAAAAAAGAAAGTTTTTTAACAGAAACTTCTCAGATGTAATTCAATTCTTTTTACCTGAGCAATATATCCAAGCAGATTTGGAGAGTTCAGGTGTAGTTGTAGATCCAACTTTAGATATTATTAAATCTCATGTAGACATTGCTAATAATATTAATTCTATTAGACCTCTAGATCCTGGCGAAGATTTTGATTCATTAGATACTTTTGACGGTATTTTGTCGTTTTTTATTAAACAGAATAATTTCACACAAATTTCATCAGAGGAATTTGATAGACATATCCTGAATCCATTAGGCTATTCTTTTAAAGATTTTGACGGAGCTGTAGAATTTAGATCGGCTTTACAAAATAATATAATACCAAAAATTCAAACGAATTACGCACAAGATATTTTTAGTGGAGCATCTGGTGTTGATGAGTTAACTTATAGAATAGGCTGGTTCTACTTCTTAGCTGGCAGTTCTACTTACTCTTATCAACCATCATCAATTGTAGTCGATTATTTTGTGGATAATCTCTACAAAGGAAATTCTTTAGATATTGCTGACGGCATTAATGCTCTTACAACTTTTATCTGGCACAATCAGAGCAGTCTATCTAATTACATCCCTAGTAACTTTCTTTCTGGGTCAGATACCTATACAAGCGGCACACAAAACTTAGAAAAACTAAAAACCTATAACTCCATAATTTACTCTAGAGATTATCTGAACTTAGGTGACACTAAAGTAAAAGATGCCTTTGAACTGTTTGATCAGACACAAGAATACTATCAAGACACCGTATCAAACGGTCCGTTCTGGAGACTTGTCAAGGCTTATTCTTACGCCTTCGCTGATAGACAAAATGAAGTTAACCAGATAGAGACCCTCTACGATTTAGAGCAATGCCCGGACGACTTACTCCCAGAACTAGCAAAACTTATAGGCTGGGAGCTTATTGGCTACGATCCCAAAAAATGGAGATTGCAACTTGCTAATGCGGTTTCTGTCTATAAAGCCGCAGGCACGAAGAAAAGTATTACCACAGCAGTAAATAGCGTCTTCACTCCAGGAGTAGTCGATGTTTCTGGAAGTATTCAAGAGCTTTGGGAATCATATATTCCATTCTTAATTTTGTATAGTCTAGCTACGGAATCAATCCACTTCAAAGATTATTCTACCTGGACTCCTGACAAGGCAACGCAGTTAGGTTTATTTGATTATGATTACACTAATTTTGAGAATAACATAAGACTAGCTGTAGATAAAATTTTATTAGTTTTATTTAATGAGTTTCCTAATCTTTTTAGATTAGCAGGAAAGCCATTTCCTATAGATTCATCATCATTTGTATTTAATTACAGGAATGTTGATTATCCTATCCCTCCATTTGAAGAAATTCCATACTACTTAAGCTGTGATGTTAGTAAGCCATTTTTGCTAAGGCTAGCAGATCTGTTAGTTTGTTTTGGCGTTCCCGAAGAATTTGCCTTAAAGGTAACTAATTATATTGATGTTAATACGATCTCTACTGTAGACGAAGCATATCAAGATTACTCAGAAAATAATGGATGGTTATTTTTTACATTAACTCACCAACAAGCCCCTAACTGGAGTTCAATAGTCATTGATCCTAGAAACAAGAGAGAGAATTACTTATCACTATGGAATGGAAAGTCTTCTCATTATAAATTAAATTTTGAGGCTGAGTCATTTAATTTCTCAAAAGATACTTTTGAAGTTGATTCTAGACTAGCAATACTTGTAGCCAATCGACTAGCTGACATCTTCTCTCCGGCCAAAGCTGTAAAAGATTCTTCTGTATTGTTACGAGATACAGATTTCTACAATAGCATCGACCAAATTAACCCAGACATTTACTTAGACAAAGGAGATGAATTATCAGGTGATTTGTCTGCTGTAGTGTTATCCAATAGTGAAGAATCAGCTATGGATATTTTGGGACCACTTGTAGAGTTTACTGGAGGAAGATTTACATACTCTTCAATAGTAAATACTGAATTATCTTCTACCGCAACCATAGTCTCATTAAGAAATAGTTACAGAAGAAGAGGCTTACATAATAAGCTGAATATTGCTGGGTATTATGATAGAACTGGATTTAATCAGCCATCTTTCAATGAGATGTTACCAGAGAGACGTGGAGGGATAACTTATAAATTATCTTCATACAATTACTACAATAATCCCTTCTTAGCTCTTAACCCACTTAAAGGATACGCACCGGACGATGACCAGTATGGTTTTGTAAAGGCTCTGTTGCCAAGAACAGTAGAAAGGGTTTATCTACCAATGGCTAGTGCCTATGGCGGAGGAGGCTCAACTGCTAACTTTGATTTCACTGAAATAAATAGACTCTTAAATGAGGTTTCTGGTAGAAGTTGTCAATCTATTCTCAAATTTTATGTCGATCATCCTAATTATATTAACTTAGAAACTAAGGAAGTTTACGACGAAGTAGATGCAGTAACTAGAAGGCGTAGATATTATGGGTTACCTGCATTCCTAGAGAATCAAGGGATAGGTAAACAAAGTTACCTTGTTCCTCTTAGGAATGGGGTAGAGTATGGCTTATCAGGTTATGAGACAGGACTACCACTAAATAGTGCTATTTCTGGTATATCTATAGACTATTCTAACACGTTATTCTTGAGTGCGTGCTCTGCATTAATTATGGAGCTAGGTAGTGTTTACGATGGAGATCCGAGAATCGCACACATTGAAGTCGGATTCTTAGGTCACGAGGGCAATTGGTCTAATGCTTTAGCTTATGACCATAGTGTAGATCGTTATACCTTCTCAAGAAAAGCTCCTGCGGAGTCCATAAATTTATTAGTTAGTGCGTTTGACGAAGCTTTTGATATAACAAAAATTTCTGGTAGATATCTTGATACCTTAGACAATGAGCTAGAAACTACAAATAGATTATTGCCTATTAGGCCAACAGCATTAACTTCTGTAGATATTGATGTAGGTCTTAATGATACTAACTTTACTAAGACTACTTTAGGTCGTGGCTCTGGCTACACACAAGTTCAACAATCATTTTACGGAGTCGCTGATAACTACCTGACAAAAATGAGGGTAGCAGAAATAGATCCAATTGAAACACGCTTTTGGAATGTTTTTAGAACTAGAGGAGCATCTTTAACTTACCAAGATTTAGGAGAGTCATTACTTTCTTTCAGGCCAAGTATTATCTCCTTCGATGATGGTTACAAGGAGCTAGATAGAATACGCCGCTTACCTCAATATTCTAATCCGATTCTTTACCAAAGACAATTAGAATCAACTATCGCCATGGGGTATAACTTCCATGTATCCCTTTCTTATCTACCAAATGTTGTTTTTGAAGATGAACGATTCTATGTTAGCCTTACTGTAGAGAACAATGGAGTAGCACCATTTTACTATAACTGGCCGATGATCCTAACGTTCACTGATGGATCAACCTTCCTAGATATACAGACACCATGGGACATTCGGCAAGCTACACCAGGAACTAAAATCTACTTCTACTTTGTCCCAGTGAACCAAATAAAAGCTAATTTTTCAACGCCTTCAGAACTTACGGTGTTGTTAAGTATTCAAAAACCAGCAAACTTTATTCAACCCATTCAATTTGCAAACGAAGAACAAATTCTTGGAACGCCTTACGTTTCTTTAGGGTCTTTCAGTTATCAGAATAAATTAGAGTTTGAAACCTCTGGTCTTAATGAGTTCCCTCTAGGATTTATACCCTCGTCTTTGACCTTCGCTCCTGTGGAGGCTAGATGTGACGGAACACGACAGGTAGTCCCTCCAGTGTATGATCGCTGCGCTATTTATTCATCAGCTAACTACTATGGTTATGATATTTCTGGAACCTTAAGTCCTCGTGGTTACTTAGGATTACCTAATAGCCAAGGTGACATATTCTTGTTAGAAGCTGAGACCTATGTTGATCGAGGTCAACTAGATCCGTTTATGAGAGTTCTTCATAAGATAGAAGTAGGAAAAATTTATCAAAAGTATCAAAAAATAATTGATGACAATATTTATACTTATGCTTCTAGAATGAAGCACTCAAATGTTTTAGATGAGTTGGTTAATACTGAAATCAACTGTAGTGGTATATTCCTTAGTTCTTTAGAAGCTTATGAAAATTCTCAGTTAGGTAAAAAAATACACAAGTTATTTAACTTATACACAAGTGCGTTTAATAGGCACCCAACCCCTTACAACCCAGTCAGGGATTCTGGACCTAAAATTTATTCTCATGCGTATGGAGGTATACTAGAGAATGGAGATTTTGAGGACCGTGGTTCTATTGCTACCCAATATAACACTTACACTGTAAAAGCTAGCGAACCCAAGGTGCTAGATCTGTATAGTGTGTATTTCTCAGGAACCCCAGGATCACTGGCCTTCTTTGATACTTCAATTGCAGATGATCCAAGCTCTATAATTGCGTCTTCAACATTGACTCCAAATACTATAGAATTAGTTAACTCTTCAATTATAAATGGGGTTGATATAGTTCATACCTCAGCGGTATCACGATATAATCAATTTGTTGTATATGATTTACAACAACAAGAAAATAATTCTTATATTTATAATAATGCTTTTGTTAGATTAAAAGCTAGAGACGGTCTACCAAGACTTAGATTTAGAGTGAAGGGTTCTGATTTCTCGGACTCTTACGACACGTTTAGAGCTAGTAACTTCTTATGTCCTGAACACGATTTTAGACTACAAATAAAAGCCTTAGCCGCAAAAGAAGATGGCACTGAATTTACTGATGCAACTTTAGGTGTTTGGATTCACACTGAGGTAGAGAACGGCGACGACACTTGGCACTTTGGCGTAGACGGTAACTGGCACTTAATAAAGACCACTGAATTGCCAATATCTAGGATTTTGTCGGAACTAACACATAAAGCTACATTCGAGAGAATTCCAAGAAACACTCCGGGTGGCCCTGCACTAGAGTGCTTAGATCCTAATAACGTTAGCCCAAATCGACGATTCTTGAGCGGCATAGGAGTGTTCTCAGAAGAAGACTTCAAAACATATGATTTTAAATTTAATACTAAAAATTATTGCAACATTAAAACACCAGAAGAATACTTTAAGTATAATCATAAACCTCACAGATTCGATCAACACTATGTAATTGAAGTTTTCATGTTACCAGAGGCTCAAAATATAGATAGATTTATATTATTGGATACTGTTAACTTAAGAGACGATACAATATACGATATGACTAAGATAGATGTGACTGGCACTCCGACAGGACACAAAAAGTTCCCTCTATGTAATATTTATCATGTTAATTTAGATAGAGAAGACATAAGAGCTATCCTGAACTATTATAATTCTGTGGCAGGCAAAGGTAGATTTGAAGGAAAACTAAGTCGAGATGAAGTAGAAAGTTCTGGCTTAAACCTCCCCTCAGGAGGAAGCAGGTCAGCTTATAGAGTTAACCCAGCTAACTCTACTATTGCTAGAGATGCTCAAACACGTAACTTCACGTTAGTGGATTTCTTTGATTAAGGAAATTTAAAATGATTAATGGTATAGTTGAAATATTTGTAAATGATAATAAGATCTCAGAAGAATCCAATATGATTATGGATAATACTGGAGAGCTTATTGTGGATATGTTAACTATGCAGAAATCCATAGCCGACGTGGCTGTTGCCTCAAAGATTTTAGATACATCTAACTTTACTGTTAGAGCAGCTTCTCTAGGCAAGGATGCAGAGGGATACAAACACCACGCTCATTCTGATTTAATTAATATCAACGATGGAATCATTAGAGTGATTCATTATGAAGACTTCTCGCTATCTAGCTATCATACAAGTGCGTTTGGATTACTAACTAATACCCCAATATTACCTCAAGCTTCTCACCCTAAAATGCAAAGGCTAGAGGAAAACTCCACTGCGGTTAGCGGTTTATTTGATTATGGACATAACCCAAACCAAATTCTAAGTGGAACAAAATTCGGTTGTTACGCACCGACGGGAACTATAGACCTGTATCTAGTGTCAGGAGCCATTTCCCCCGACGAGGGGTCTAGCAAAGTTTATGCTTCTGCCACCATCACTAATACCGCAGGACTCAATACTTGGACTAATCCATCAGCAATAGATTCTAGAGGGTTCATAATTAACACAACCAGCTCCATGGAAGAAGGTAGAACTTTAGAAGTTGCTGGTGATTATAGAGGGTTACTTCTGTCCTATGACACTGAGTGGAGTAACGGTGGCTTACAGATTAGATATGTTTTAGGCATAGAACCAGAAGACTTATTAGTTCTAAATGCTTATGGAGGCATATATAATATAGGACTTTGGAGAATTGATCTTAGAAAGATGTTAGATAAAGGTATGCTACCTCCATACGATTTATCTGCATCTGATGAAATAGAATATAAATTGCTTGCCAGAAAAAGCTTTTCAAGTGATTTAACCTATTATGTTGATGATGGATCTATTGCAGGAATAAAGGCATTGAATTCACCATTAAAAATTGTTTGGCGCTGGGTATTCAAATGAGACATAATTTTTTAGAAGATTTAGATATCAAAGGTCATTTACAGATCACAAAATGCTACCAAGACGGCAGCCAAGAAATTGTATTTGATGACCACAATATCATTGTGTCTGGTATGGGATTAGGACTAGCCCAGATGTTTAGTTTATCTGGTCCGCCAACTGTTCTAGATTATCAAATTGACAGGTTTCAAGTAGGTGTTAGTGGATCTTCTAATTTAGAGGTTGTCAGCACTAATGAATTAGCAGGACCACTGAGTTCTCTTAGTGAATATGGGGATCAAGCAAGAATATTTATTCTCAGCGGAAATCACGCTCTTACGCTCGATAACTATAATGAAGCAGAATGGTTTGGTTACATACCACAACATAAAGTTTCTAGAGTAGGGCCAAATTCAGTAAGATATACATTAACACTAGACCAAGATGCAGCAAACGAGATTCAGAGAGATGGGGAGACTGTAGCACTGAATGAAGTTGGCTTATTTATGAAGAACCCTCTTGGAGATAGATTTAGTTTAGGCGAAGATACTTCTGTGCTCGTAGCTTATAGATATTTTAGCCCAATAGCTAAGACAACAGACTTTAGTTTAGTTTTTAGATGGACATTGAGTTTCTGATATGGCTACTTATTTAATGAACGATCTTTACACGGCATCTGGTTCGGCCAGATTATTTGGCTGCTGGACCGAAGCGGTCACAAAACACACGCCGTCTAATTTCTACAACTACGAAGAAGATAACTTACCTCTCTATGATTTGGATGAGAGGGACGAGCTTCTTTGGGAGCAGCTAGGATACCCGACATCTTCGGTTCCCGGCATGGTTCTTCTTGTCTCAGCAGACGCTCCAGCAGGATCTGTAGCTTGCAATAAGAATATATTTTATGATGTAAGTTCTTTACAGAAAGCATTACCAAAATTTATTAATTACCCATTGATAATTGAAGTCGCCAGTTATGGAGATTTAGGGGAACTTGAGTTAAAAGACATAACAATGGGACCATCAGGTAGTTTAGAAATAATCAATAGATTAAATCATGCTCCTCCCTTTTTTCAGGTTATTGATGCTTCCGCTTATTCACGAGTCTCTACAGGACCTCATACAAACTATGCTATAAACAAAAATGTGTCAGCAGGGGTTGAAAGTAATTTTTATAATTTTATTTCAAATGCTAACGGATTTTCTCCGTCATCCTTACTTCTTAATACTTACGTCATGTCTGGAGGCGTGGCTATATCACAGTTCAAGACCGATGAAAGGGCACTAACGGCTTTCAAAGGGTTTTACGGAAGTAGACCAGCTTCACAAGAAGTCTCCAACCAAGAGTTCACCAGATTGTCTGTGGCTGATTTAACTCTGCCACTAAACTGGGGGTTACTGATGAATGTAACAGGGTCAGTCTATGAGGAGCAAAGTTTATCAGAAATTTACTCATATGATCCTAGTTGCTTTAACCAAACTACAGGAAATGAAACGTTTAGAACCTTCCCTCTTGATATCGAAGATTCTTCAAGCTACCAAAGGTTTGTAGCTTACGGAAACTATTTTAGAAAAATTACAGTGACTAACTGTAACGGTCCTCTTTATATTAGAGGTTTCTATTGCTCAGGAGATGGTGAGACTTCAGAAATAGGTGTAGAGGTTAATGATTCTACAGTTAGTTTTGAAGGTTTAGCAGTAGATCACTTCGTATCTAAAGGAATCAGCATTAAAAATTCGACAGTAGACTTTAAGAGAGATCTTTTTGTAAACAGATGTTATGGGCTGGACTCTGGTGGTAATAGATTATCAGGTGATTGGCTTACCATAAATTCTAAGTCATTTGATCCTCCCAAGGATGATTCTGCCGGGATAGAAGCACTCAACTCAGAAATATTTTTTGATACGACCGAGGAGCATACAGCACCATTAGCAGCAGCTAATGGCGGCGTATTTAACGCAGGTCTATACTTGAGAGTAATATCTAGAAACTCGACAGGTATGAGACTAATAAACTCTTTAGTAAGAGGAGGCAGCTCAAGACCAACAAACAGACTAAACTCAGCCGCGGGTGTCTACTACATGGATTTCTTATCTTTTGAAGGAAACGCTAATTACGGTATTGAGTTAGAGAATAGTAGATTTAGATTTGAAGGTAGACTAGAAGTATTTAATAATACTAGAGGTATAAGATCTGCTAACAGTAACTTTAATGTTGAAGAATTTTGTGTAGAGAATAATCAGATCTATGGCATGTATTTAGATAGTTCCGAATTTAAATTTAATTTAAATGGGGTTTCTGCCACAGAAAGATTTGATTTTTCTTGGTCAAGAGCCATCATACCTGATACCAGATATACCAAACAGTTCTCTTACAAATTTAAACAAAATGGTCAACATCTGATCATGCGTAATTCAACGTTCAGACCTAGCAAATTTCCTAGCATGGAAAAGTTTTTTGGTAGAATGTTGATGATTGATGCTCACGGAATTAGTGATGATAGTATTGGGTCTTTGTTACCATCAGTTCAGATGGACTCATCTGTAGCTGAATTTATCCATCTCACTTCAATTAGGGCTGGGGAGTCGCTGAAGGTCGCTAAGGGTGCTCACATTTATGCCTCAAATAATTCAGAATTAACTTGTCTAGGGACTGTTAGTGCTATCAATTCTTTCATAGCGGGTAGTGATACTCCAACATATAGTGAAATGAAGCATTACGCAGCTATTTGTGCTGAGAATGGATCTACTGTTAAGTTTAGAGGACCAAACATAGTCTATGACGGGGCAGTAAACGTTTATGCTAATAGAAATTCTAGCATCGTATTCGAACCACACAAAAAACAAAACGGTGAGTTTGATATCGAAGGATTCTCATTAACTGACCCAAGATCTCATACGATGATAGAATTAAAGGGTTATAATTCTTGCTTGGTGGCAAATAACAACTCAAATATTATAATGGAAGATTTGGGTGATTATACAGTTAATTGGCCTTTTGACGAGACAGTTTCTACTAACTATGCAACATCCTCAGAAGGATTTAACTTCGCCGCTTACACGTCAGCAGGATTCTTCCAGTTCTACCCGAACCCTAACGAGTCTTATGACTATACACAATTCCCACAAGTCCTACAGAATAGAGGAACTCTATGTCAAATGACAGAAAATGGCACAGGCAGTAATGAGTATTATTTTGGGAGAAACTTCTGGGACATTGACCCATTCGATTTATCTGCTCTTACAGAAGGCGGAGTTTGCTTACGAGCTTTAAACAACTCAAATGTTAGAGTTAGGAATGTTCACTTCCCTTGTGGCTGGTGGAATGCGAGTGCCGCCTATTATGATACTAGTTCCTCTGAAGGCTTCTGTTGTAGAACGTTTATTTGGAACGTAGCTAACAACTCTACTATGCACGTTGACCACGTTAGTGTTAGCTCAACTTATCCTTACTTAGCAGGTTATCATGGGCCATCAGCAGTCTGGGTAAGCGGTGCTAACAACGAACCAGCGTATGGATTACCTTCAGGCACACCTGATACCTCTTCCCTCTCAATTTTAGATTTCTTTGGAGTGGGCTCTGGAGTAGGTAATGCGTGGGTTATCCCTGATGGCACGGTTGCTGTATATGGTCAAACACGTTTTGAGAATCAAGGACCTTTTAGACTTTACGTTGGTGTAGACTCTATGGCAAATAGTTTGGTCCATGCAGGAGGAGTTGGTCTTATC